ACAATGCAATATCCATTAGGCATACCTCCCACCTTGAGAACAAATGTGGATTATGTTTTTATTTTACGCGAACCATACATAGCCAATCGGAGACGGATATTCGACAATTATGCTGGTATGTTCCCAACTTTTGAGAGCTTTTGTCAGGTGATGGATCAATGCACTGAGAATTATGAGTGCTTAGTCATCAATAACAATGCAAAATCTAACAAATTGCAAGACCAAGTCTTCTGGTACAAAGCAGATTCTCATAACGACTTCAAATTAGGGTCAAAAGAGTTCTGGGAATTGTCCAAAGACATGCATTCAGACGATGAAGATGAGAAATATGACCCAGGAAATGTGAAGAAACGTGGACAGGGACCTAAAATTAGCGTGAAAAAGACTAAATGGTAGAAATGAATTTTCTATCAAATATAGAAATATGAATTTGAACCCGGACAAATATTGATTCCCAAGTTCTTAACCATGTGTATTGATCTGTTATCTATTAAATTGGTTACACCAGCCCACTTCCACTCAACGCATTCATCTTCCTTGGGCTTTTCTATTTGTTTTACATAAATGCACCGCATCCCTATCAATCCTGTAATACAATCATTCACCTTATAATCAAGAGGCCTGCCAAATGATCCATACTTTATAACACAATCATAATTTTTATTTTCAAGGTTTGCTATTTCATCCATAAATTCACTATTATCGTCTAAGATATATCTACCCGTAATCTTTACAATAAAATCATCATCGCGAATGTTATAGTATTCTATGCAATCCAAAACATCTTGCAATTCTTTATATCCCTTTTCTTTATTAGAAAAATTATTATTTGTGTAATATACTTCACATTCAAACAAATTCAAAAATGTTTCTCTTGAACCATTATTCTCAACAATAATTATTTTATAATTTTGAATGGTTTTATTACTAATCAATTGCTTTAATTTATTAATGCCATTTGTATATTGTTCTTGCCTTATTGTTGAATTATCAAATAAACTAGTAGTTACAATAAAATAAATCATATTATTTTTTATTTTATTTTATTAAAACAAAAAAAAATACCTTTAACTTATTTAATCAAACAATGTTAAATAAATTTATTTGTGAAAAGTCTTTCACTATTTATACAGAACAGCAAGTGTAAGAAACGCCTGCAGATGGGTTGCCTACACATCCAACACCCTCTTGGTAGGTACAAACATTATCTGTAAAATAATAATTATTTGTTCCTAGCTGGTTGGCACAATAACTACACATCCACGCACATCCGGTTCCCTGAGTAACGGAAAAAGTTACGCAATTATTACTAGGAGTATCTCTATCTGTACCAGTAACATCATTTGCACAACGTGCAACGCAAGTATCATTCTGACCATTTACGAAAGCAAGAAATGCGAAAAAAGCAACAGCAAAAAGTCGTCTCAACATTCGTTCGTTTGTATATTATCTTATACTATCTTTTTAAATTGATTTTATAAGTGTTTACGCGTAATACTGCGTTTGAATCTTCGCCGGCGGCGCGTCCGACTAGTGCTTTTTTTTAAGTAAATCGGGTTGATTATATCGTCTACTTTTATATCTCTCCTTTTCACAAACCCTGATTTAATTTCTATGACGTACTTTGACGGATGGTTTACATAGTGGGGCGATAAATCGTGGGGAATTGTATTTTCTACAAATCCTACAACGTTGAAATTCGCGTCCAAAAAAATCATATCCAAACTGACAAACGTATTTTTCATCCAAAAGCGATGAATTTTTGTTTCAGGCATGCAAAATAACGCACCTAAATCACGAGGCAGACTTTTTACAAACATTAGACCATTTTCAATAGTTTTCGGATCTTTAAAAACTTTGTTTATTTTTATAGAAATGATTTTTGTCATAGGTACGTATATTATATTTACATTAGATAAAATTTATTTTGGAATTAATAAATCCATTTCCTGTAATAAAACATGAATGTTTTCCACTACAATGAGAAAAATGTTTATCGATAATTTCCTGTCGTTCTTGTAAATTGAAAGACCACCATATTTTGTTTACTATTTTATTCCAATCTTTCCACGCCGAATTTTTAACCATTTCTCTCAACCTCTCTGGAACAAAGTTGTTATCTAACAATTTATTTAATACCATTTTAATGTTCCATATTCTGTATTCATCTTTATAATATTCATTTTCCTTTATCGCACATAATATTTTTTGCTGATTTATTTGTTCTGATAAAGCTGAAGGTATTTTAGATCCATAAAATCCGGATATACGCAATATTACATCATTAGGTAGTCTTTCCATAAAATGAAAATACAAATATTTTTATATTCATTTTACATAATCTTAACATAGTTAACATACTTAACATACTTAACATAATCTTAACATATTTAACATAATCTCGCTATAATATCATAACGAGATTTAGTCATTAGTCATTCTTTTTGTTAGCAAAAGGCCCGCTAAGCAATTGGCTTTGGCCGTTATCCGTCTTACCAATAACAATATTTTCCCCCTCAAACAACTCACTTCTAATGTCGGCAGTAGAAATGGAATCATTGCCCTTTAGGAGATTCTCTGTAGTATTCATATTTGCAACACTAATCAAATTACCTGCATCATCGATCGTCTGGGTTAAAATACTTCCGGTCTTCTCTGCATTTTTAACATTATCCTCGATGGCTTGTTTCTTTGCATCTTTAACACGCTGTTCAAATGCATTTTTAGCATTTGCCTCATTCTTATTCTTTTCACTCATCAATTGATTCAATTCTTCCTCCATATACTCAACGCGACCAGTCTTGTATGCTTCAGGATCCCACGGCATCCATAATCCTACAGGCCCAACAAATACATCATGATTAGGATCAATTTCACGTAACATTTTACATCTCAACTCAGCCTCTTCCATAGACGCATATGTACCGCGAACCTTTAATCCTCTTGTGCAGGTTTGGAAATTATATATTATACCAAAACTTTTCTCCAATTCCTCTTCATTGTTGTCCAAAAATGTTTTATATTCATCTTCAAAAGTTGATTTAGCAATATTCTCCTTTTCATCTTTGACAAACTCTTGAAAGTCCTTTGTTACATCATCAAACGTTAATTTGTATTTATAAGAAATAAAATTAAGAAATTGGATAAATTTTTCCATGGATTTATTGAATTCCCATTTCTTTAGGAATTCTTGAAAGAAATACATTTCTTTTTGTTTCAAAATTTTTTCAGGAGATACAAAACTAACGCAAACAAACTTTTGGCCAGCAATCGGTTTATCTTCCTCTAATAAATCAACATATTTAGGATTAATATTTCCGTTTTTATCAATTTTTCTCTCAAAACTAGAATCTTTAGAAGTTGTCATTTGTATTCTATTTAAGGTAGTTATTTTAAGTTTTTTATCGCAATATATATATTTTTTTCTTAACATTATTTATAATGTCTGGTTTTTTCGACCTCGGAGAGCTCGTTAAGAGAATCATCAAGTACCTTGTTGAGGGTTTAATGGTAGCTATTGCTGCATACGCTATCCCTAAACGTTCCTTAAATCTTGAGGAAATCGCATTGATTGCTTTAACTGCCGCAGCCACATTTAGCATTCTTGATACATATGTTCCTTCCATGGGTGTTAGTGCCCGTTCTGGAGCCGGTTTTGGCATCGGTGCCAATCTTGTTAAATTCCCTGGAGGGTTTTAACTCTAATATGGTAACCAAAGTTAACATATAATAATTTTTTATTATAATAAATTATTATAAATATAGATTATCAAAAAATATAAATTATCGTGACAAAATGTATTAAAGCTAAATATTAATTTTATATAAATGTCGCTATCTCCATCAGTATCGGTATCGGTATCAGTTTATGTTGTTAATTTTAATGATGAAGAGAGAAAAACAAAGATGATTGAAAGATTTAAAAAAATAGGTATGGATGCGAATTTTGTTCCTCCTGTTTATCAAAATGATGAAAGAATAGAAAATACGCCAATTCAAAATCGTTTAAGTGCGATGGTACTTCAGCATTTAGATTCTGTCCGCCATTTTTATGAAAATACTGAAAATGATTATTGTATTGTTTGTGAAGATGATGTTTATATTTCTAAGCATTTGAACGATGACTTGCCGGAAATTATAAGAGGTTTTGAAGCATTGGAGTTAGATATATTGTTATTGGGTTATTTATATCTTTATTCATTGGAAAATTGGATTTTTGGAGAATTAGGTAAAACAGAAAAATTTACATATTACTCATATCCAGACCAAGTTTGGGGAGCGCATATGTATATGATAAACAGAAAACACGCGAAGAGTTTATTGGAAAAATTCACACCAGAATTCGCTATTGAAAATGTTCATACACATCCGTTCAGTCCAGATTGGACAATAACAAAATATGGCAAGAGAGCACTCATTGCACCTCTCGTTGGAGTAGAAGAAGGTGGTGTAAAAACTGATGACTACGGACAAATAGAATTTCACAGAAGATGCTTTGAAAATAACTACAATCCAGATATATATATTTAATGCATATCAGAATAATTATGAATAAATATAATACATAATCAACGTGTTATGTATTATGTATTATGTATTATGTATTATGTTGAATACAATTTAACAATTAAATTGTAGGTATAAATTCCCAATCTAACTCTTCGCATATCTTTTTCCAAATTGTATCTTGATCGATGCGTTTCTCTCTATCTTTTAACATGGGGAAATGTTCAAGGTAGTGGGTTTCACCGAGCAATTCACAAAGCTTATATGCGGTGTAATAATAGTTCAAAAAATTAACTCTATCATCTGGGCAAAATTTGGAATAAGGTCCCTGTAGTTCCATAAAAAGATTGAAAAGTGTTTCCTCCAACTCGGGAGACATAATAGGAGGTTTTATCCCCAATTTATCTTTAATAAATGGAATATGCTCATAATACTTATTATAACCTAATTTTTTCAATATTTCTTTTGTTTTATGATTTGTGATTAAGGATAATTCGATTCTCTCCTTTTTTATTTGTTGTTTGATATTTTCAATAACTTCGGGTGGTATTTGTGTTGTTTCTTTTCCTTGAAATTGAGCAATAATCTCTTTAAAATGATTAATTCTTTTGTATGCATAAAAACAGACTTCTTTAGGAGGTTCTTTATATGAAGGTTTATCATTTTCAATTAAATATGGGATATTTCTATAACATTGATTGCAAATTAATACACCTTCATCTTCTAATGGTATTAGCTCACCTTTATAACAATATTGGCAAATATCGCTAGGATTAACGAATGAATTTACATCCAAAAAAGAATCGTCAATATTTATTAAATATTTTTGCACTATGTTATTAGTTTTGGTTTCTATTTTTTCA